GGATACTAAACTTAGTAGAAGGCAGGTTATTGGAGGACTAGGAGTAGCGGCAGGACTTCCTATTATAGCAAAATTAATAAAAGAAGGAAAAGCAGTTAAAGCTGCAAGAGTTGCAAAAGTTGCAACTAAAGTTTTACCAAACGTACATGGAATGCCTGAATGGTTTCCATCATTAGTTGCTAAAATTGAAAAAGAAGGTAAATTTCCTCTTTCAGATTATGCAATTACTGATAACGTAAAAATTAAAGAATTAAGCATACCATCTAGAACTGGAAAAGGTCCAAATGAAACATACATAATGACAAAATATCCAAATGGAAAAATTGAAATACATGCAGATATAAAAGGTGGTGCTTATGATCAACCATTTGAATTACATTATACACCTCCTGAAAGTTTTGTTGATGAGACAACAGGTAAAGTAATAAAAGAACCTGGTGATTTTAGTATAGTTGAACAGAGACCAAGAGTAACTGGTGGCCCTCATGATGCTGATTGGGAACTTGATTGGGACATTGTTTCAAAAGACCAAGCATTAAGTGATATTGAAAAAGTTGAACAAACTGTAACTGGAAAAATAACTGATCCAAAAGCAGCTAAAGCAAGAGCTGCTCAAAGAGACTATTATTATAATAGTCCATATGAAGATATAGTAGATAGATACGGAGACATTGGATTACATTATGATGATATAGCAAAAGAAGAGTAGTCATATGATTAAAAGATTAACAACAACTGTACCACCAAAAGCAGGCCCCTGTTCACAAGGCTTGAATATACCTAGTAAAAAAGCTACAATAATAACTTCGGAGAAAAACAATAATGGCAGATATAGACAAGGCGCTTCCAAATACAATAGGAAATAGTCAAAGACCTGATGAAGTGGCAATGGACATTGCCGCGGCAGAACAAGTTGCTCCTCAAGGACCAACTGAAGTTACTGAAAATGAAGATGGAAGTGTAGACATTAATTTTGACCCTCGCAGCCCGCAGCTAGCGACGAGCGACCACTTTGCAAACCTTGCAGATATTTTAGATGACAATGTTTTAAATCCAATCGGTGCTGAACTGATTGATGACTATATTGATTATAAATCTTCACGCGATGATTGGGAAAGAACTTATACGAATGGTTTAGATCTTTTAGGATTTAAGTATGAAAGAAGAACTCAACCTTTTAGAGGAGCATCGGGCGCGACGCATCCAGTACTTGCAGAAGCAGTAACTCAATTTCAAGCTTTAGCTTACAAAGAATTATTACCAGCAGAAGGACCGGTAAGAACTCAAATTATTGGTTTGTCAACACCTGAAAGACAACAACAAGCAGATCGTGTGAGAGAATACATGAACTATCAAATTATGGATGTCATGAAAGAGTATGAACCAGAATTTGATCAGATGTTATTTTATTTACCACTATCAGGATCTACATTTAAAAAAGTTTATTATGATTCTGTTCTTGGCAGACCCGTATCTCAATTTATTCAAGCAGAAGATTTAATTGTTCCCTACTCTGCAACATCTTTAGAAGATGCAGAAGCAATTATTCATGTATTAAAAGTAACAGAAAACAATTTAAGAAAACAACAAGTATCCGGTTTTTATAAAGATATAGAATTAACTCCTATTGATGACATTACAACAACATCACAATTAGATGATGCAAAAAGAAGAATAGAAGGTATTAGAAAAACTCAAAATGCAGATATGTTTACTCTGTTAGAGTTTCATACCTATTTAGATCTTGAAGGTTTCGAGGACATCGATCCTAGAACTGGTGAGCCCACAGGAATTAAACTTCCTTATATTGTAACGGTAGAAGAAGCATCTAGAAAAGTTTTATCCATTAGAAGAAACTGGAAACCAGAAGATCCTAAAAAAGAAAAAGTACAATACTTTGTTCATTTTAAATTTTTACCAGGTCTTGGTTTTTATGGATTTGGATTAATTCATATGATTGGTGGATTGTCACGTACCGCAACCACTGCATTAAGACAATTAATTGATGCTGGAACATTATCTAACTTACCGGCTGGTTTTAAAACTAGAGGTTTAAGAGTTAGAGATGATTCACAACCTATTCAACCAGGTGAATGGAGAGATGTCGATGCTCCAGGTGGAAATATTAAAGATAATTTTATGGCTTTGCCGTTCAAAGAACCTTCACAAACTCTACTAGCTCTTATGGGGGTCGTAGTTCAAGCAGGTCAGCGTTTTGCATCTATTGCTGACATGCAAGTGGGAGATGGGAACCAACAAGCCGCAGTGGGTACGACCGTAGCCTTGTTGGAAAGAGGCAGTAGAACTATGTCTGCAATTCATAAAAGAATATATGCAGCTTTAAAACAAGAATTTGGTTTACTCGCTACTCAATTCAAAAATAATTTACCACCGGTATATCCTTATGACGTGGTGGGAGGAACTAGACAAATTAAACAAGCGGACTTTGATGATAAAGTAGATATTATTCCAGTTGCAGATCCAAATATATTTTCACAAACTCAAAGAATTTCATTAGCACAAACTGAAATGCAACTTGCAGCATCTAATCCTGGTATTCATAATACTTATGAAGTTTACAGAAACATGTATGAAGCACTAGGTGTAAAAGATATTGATAAAATATTAATGCGACCTCAACCCCCACAACCAAAGGACCCTGCGTTAGAACACATTGATGCTCTCGCAGGGAAACCGTTCCAAGCTTTTCCGGGACAAGATCATAGAGCACATATTACTTCACACATAAGTTTTATGGCAACGAACATGGCAAAAAATTCTCCAATTGTTATGGCGTCATTAGAAAAAAATATATTTGAACATATTTCTCTTATGGCTCAAGAGCAAAGTGAGATTGAATTTAGAAACGAGATTCAACAATTACAAATAATGAATCAACAAATGCAACAAATGGGTGTTCAACAAAACCCACAAGCATTACAACAAATGCAAATGCAAGCTAAAATGCTTCAAGAAAGAATTGAAGCTAGAAAAGCACAATTAATTTCTGATGCAATGGAAGAATTTTTAAAAGAAGAGCAACAAATTTCATCACAATTTGGAAATGACCCTATTGCAATGCTTAGATCTAGAGAATTAGACTTAAGAGCTCAAGAAAATGCTAGAAAAGAGCAAGAAAGCAAAGACAGAATTAATCTTGATAAGATGAAAGCAATGATGAATCAGTCTACTCAAGATGAAAAACTGCAACAAAATGAAGATTTAGCTAAATTAAGAGCTGATACTTCACTAGAAAAGACCATGTTGGCTGCTAGATTAAAAAAAGATAGTGAAAAATCTAAAAATAGAGTATAAATAAGGTCATGGAAAAGAAAAAACCAGGTAAAATTAAAACTGTAATGCATGAATTTAAAGCTGGCAAACTGCACAGTGGAAAATCAGACAAAATAGTTAAAAATCCTAAACAAGCGATTGCGATCGCATTATCGGAGGCGGGTATGTCTAAGAAAAAATATGCAAAAGGCGGATCTGTAACAGGAAGTAAAGGTGAATCTTCTGCTTACGGAACACAAGTTGGAAATCATGATAAATTTTTAAATCCTGATGGCTACAAAAAAGGTGGTATTGATGTTGAGATGACAAGTAAAGATGAAACTCAATACGAACCAGTTAAAGGCCAAAGAAGAATGATGTCTGACAAAAGAAAAATAGCTAAGTGGTTTTAAATCATGATTCAAATGCTGGGTGCTGTTGCTCCATTAGCAAAAATCTTATTTAATACTATTGAGAAAGCTGTTCCTGATAAAGATCTTCAAGAAAAATTAAAATCACAATTACAGACACAACTACTACAATCTCATACTCAAGAGTTAAAAGCAGCGGCTTCTATTATTGAAGCAGAAGCAAAAGCAGGCTGGTTTGCTAGCTCTTGGCGACCTCTTTTAATGTATGTTTTAATCTTTATTTTGGTCTGGAATTATGTTATAGGACCAATTATAAAAGTATTCATGGGTGCAGTAATCACTTTTGAATTACCTGGCGATGTTTGGACATTATTAAATGTTGGACTCGGAGGTTATGTGATTGGGCGTAGCGCAGAGTCGGTAGCTCGCACAATGGCAAATAAACCGACTAACAACCAGGAAAACGGATAAGGAGATAAAATGAGAAACGATTTTAAACAAAGACCAAGACCTGCATTTAGAGGTGGTGGTATTGCTCTTAGAGGAATGGGAGCTGCACTTAGAGGCGGTGGAATTGCTAAGAGAGGAATGGGAGTTGCTTTAGCTAAAGGCGGAAAAGCTTTTGGTGGAAAAGAAACTTATGCTGAAGAATTAGCAGAAGCAAAAGAAGTCAAGTCAGGAAAAACTTCTCCTAAAGCTTTTGTAAAAAAAGAAAAAGCTGAAAAACATAAAGGCGAAGAATTAAAAAGTTTATCTAAACAAGCTAAAGCTATTAAAGCTGGAAAAAAATCTCCAGAAAAATATGCTGAAGAAGAAACTGCTGAGTATATGAAAAAAGGCGGCAGAGCTAAGAAGAAAAAATAATGTCTGGCTTAGGTAAGCAATTAAGAGGAACTGGTATTGCAAAAGTTATAAATGCAAAAACAGGTTTCAAAGATGGCGGTAAAGCTTTAAAACCAGTTGATAAAGAAAAAAATCCTGGACTTTCTAAACTACCTACTAAAGTAAGAAATAAAATGGGTTATATGAAAGATGGTGGTAAAGCTAAACCAGGTCTTTGGGCAAATATTAATAGAAGAAAAAGATTAGGTATATCAAGACCTAAATCTCAAAGTACTATTTCTAAAAAAGCTTACGCAAATATGAAAGCTGGTTTTCCTAAAAAATAATGGCTGGACTTGGTATTCAAAATAGAGGATGTGGTATTGCTAGAATACAAAAAGCAGATGGTGGTAAAGCTACACCTGCTTGGCAAAGAAAAGAAGGCAAAAATCCATCGGGTGGATTAAATAGAAAAGGTATTGCATCTTACAGACGCGAGCATCCAGGTTCTAAATTATCTACAGCTGTAACAACTAAACCTTCTAAATTAAAACCAGGTTCTAAATCTGCTAATAGAAGAAAATCATTCTGTGCCAGAATGTCTGGGATGAAGAAAAGATTAACTTCAGCTAAAACTGCAAGAGATCCAAATTCAAGAATTAATAAATCACTTAGAAAGTGGAATTGTTAATATAACCAAAGGAGAAAGTTATGGAAGACATAGATGTAGCATACAAATTACAACGTTTTATGAAAGAACAGTTAAGTAATTTAAGCACTGTTATTACATCAGGAGGCGTTGACAATATGGAAGATTACAAGTATATCTTAGGCCAAATTCGTACATACGAATATATCTTACAGGAGATCTCTAACCTGCTAAACAAAAAGGAGCTAAATACAAATGAAGGAAACGTTATTAAACTCGACTGAAATACCTAAAACAGTATTAGGTCTAGAAGAAAAATATAAAGAAGAAGATAAAAAAACAGTAAGAGCTGAAAACATTACTGAATCTTTAATTGATAGTTTACCAGAGCCATCAGGATGGAGACTATTAGTATTACCATTCACACCAAAAGATAAAACTAAAGGTGGAATTATTATTTCTCAAGAATCATTAGACAAATTAAGAATAGCTACAAATTGTGGTTATGTTTTAAAAATTGGACCACTTGCATATCATGATAAGGAAAGATATCCGACAGGTCCATGGTGTAAAAAAGGAGATTGGGTGATCTTTGCAAGGTATGCAGGATCAAGACTACCAATAGAAGGCGGCGAAGTCCGTCTTTTAAACGATGACGAAGTTTTAGGAACAATTAAAAACCCTGAAGACGTTCTTCATCATATTTAATCATAGGAGGAAACTATGCCAATAGAAGAAAAGAAAAAAGATCCGATGATAGATGTAGGCGAAACAGAAGGAGCCGACGTTGAATTGGAATCTAAAGAAAATACAGAAGCAGTAGCTTCTGCAGAGAAAGAAGAGCCTATCAAAGTTGAAGAAACTCCAAAAGAGGAGAAAACTATTGAGGCCAAAAAAGAAGAAGCACCGAAAGATATTGAAAAAGAAGCTGAAGAATACAGTGAAAGTGTACAAAGAAGAATTGCTAAACTAACTAAGAAATGGCGTGAAGCTGAAAGACAAAAAGAAGAAGCTCTTCGCTATGCTCAAGTTATTAAGACTGAAAAAGAAAATATGTCTAAAAAGTTTAGCGCACTTGAAACTACTTCAGTTAAAGATAGAGAAGCTAAAATTGCAGCAGCATTAGAAGCAGCAAAATCTAAGCTAGGTTTAGCTAGAGAAGCTGGTGATATATCTGCTGAAATTGAAATTTCTAAAGAAATAGCTAAATTAGGATATGAAGAAGCTAGATTAAGTGAATTAAAATCACAGGCTGCTTTATTACCTAAAGAACAGCCACAAATCAAAGATATTCCTGTTATGCAACAACAAGCATCTGCGGTACCAGAAAATATACCTACAGATAGTAAAGCTGAGCAATGGGCAGCGAATAATAGATGGTTTGGAACTGATAAAGCTATGACTTACACAGCTTTTGATATCCATAGACAGATTGTAGATGAAGAGGGTTATGACCCTAAATCTGACGAATATTATGCAGAAATTGATAAAAGAATAAGACTTGAATTTCCGCACAAATTTGGTACAAACAATCCTACGGAATCGGCCAGACCGGTACAAACAGTAGCTTCATCGAAGCGAAGTACTAAACCTGGACGCAAAACTGTAAGACTCACACCTTCACAGGTAGCTATTGCTAAAAAATTAGGTGTGCCACTTGAAGAATATGCGAAACAACTAAATATCACGAAGGAGGTATAGGCATATGGTAAACGATAACAAAACAATTAAGACTTCCCGTGCGAGCGAAACTAGGGTTAAAAATGATAGACCTAAAGTTTGGACTCCACCATCATCTCTAGATGCACCGCCTGCGCCAGACGGTTTTAGACATAGATGGATAAGAGCTGAGTCATTAGGCTTTGATGATACTAAAAATATCACAGGCAGAATGAGATCAGGATATGAATTAGTGAGAGCTGATGAATATCCAGACCAGAACTTTCCATCAGTTAAAGACGGTAAATACGCAGGAGTGATTGGAGTAGGTGGCCTATTGCTGGCTAGGGTACCAGAAGAGATCGCTAAGTCTCGAGAAGAGTACTTTGCAAAAAGAACTCAGGAACGAGCAGACGCTATCGCAAACGATCCTCTGAAGGAACAGCATCCAAGTATGCCAATCAGTAATGAGAGGCAAACTCGTGTAACTTTTGGTGGTACAAAGAAAAACTAATTATTTAGTAATTCCTACCCAACAAAGTTTAAATATAAACTTAAGGAGTAAAAAAATATGGCAAACTCAACAAAAGCCTATGGTCTTAGACCTTTAGGAAAAGTTGGTGGTAGCTACGCTAGCGGCGGACAAGATCAGTTTTACATCGTTGATAACGAATCAACTTCGATTTATCAAGGTGACCTAACTGCTTTAACTGCTACAGGAACTGTTGTTGCTGTAACATCGTCTGCAACTGGTCAAATATTAGGCGTGTTTAACGGCTGTCTAATAGAAGTTAGCCCTAACAATAGAAACAAACCAACTTGGCAAAATTACTACTCACAAACAGATGTTTCTCAAGGAAACATTTATGCTTATGTAGTAGATGATCCAAACCAAGTATACCTTGTTAAATCAACAGGAACTGCACTAGGTGTAAGCGCTGTTGGAAGAGCATTTGATATATTGTATGCTGCTGGAAGTACTGTAAATGGTATTTCTGGTGCTGCATTAGATCTTGCTGCTTCTAACTCTTCAACTGGTCAGTGTTTAGTAATCAGTCCTTCTACTTTTATTGGTAATGAAGTGAATGTTGCTAGCGAAGACTTTGTTGTTAGAATTAACAAAGGTCAACAATTAATCTAAAGGAGTAATAAACTATGGCTATATCACGTTCACAACTAGTTAAAGAACTAGAACCAGGTTTAAACGCTCTGTTTGGACTTGAATATAAACGTTACGAAAACGAGCACGAAGAAATCTTTGATAAAGAAACTTCTGAAAGAGCATTTGAAGAAGAAGTGATGTTATCAGGATTTGGTAATGCTGCGATTAAAGCTGAAGGCTCTGGCGTGTCTTATGACCAAGCTAACGAGACTTTCACTGCTAGATATACGCACAATACTATAGCTCTTGCGTTCGCAATCACTGAAGAAGCGATTGAGGACAACTTGTATGACAGACTTGCGTCTAGATATACAAAAGCATTAGCTAGATCTATGGCGAATACTAAGCAAGTGACTGCAGCTAACGTATTGAACAATGGATTCAGCACATCTTACCCAGGTGGTGATGGATCTCCATTATTCTCTACAACGCACGCTACTATTGCTGGTACGTTTCAAAATACACTAACTACTGCTGCTGACTTAAATGAAACTTCATTAGAACAGTCGCTGATTGACATCGCGAACTTCACTGATGAACGTGGATTAAAAGTTGCTGCTCAAGGAATGAAATTAATCATCCCTGTGCAATTGCAGTTCACTGCTGACAGATTAATGAAATCTGCTGGTAGAGTTGGAACTTCTGACAACGATATCAATGCAATTAGAAACATGGGAATGATTTCTGGTGGATACACTGTAAATCACTTCTTAACTGATTCTGATGCATTCTTTATCAAAACAGATGTACCAAACGGTATGAAGTATTTCGAAAGATCACCGATTAGAACTTCTATGGAAGGTGACTTCGATACTGGTAACGTAAGATACAAAGCTAGAGAGAGATACAGCTTCGGCTGGTCTGACCCTAGAGGTATCTACGGATCACCAGGTGCTTAATATATAAGCATTATTTATTTTAGAAGCCCCCTTACAAGGGGGCTTCTTTATGATAGAAAGATGAAATTATGACAAAAAAGTTTAATGTAAAAATTAGAGCATATGGGCACATGGCTGATTTTAACATTCAGGCTGATGATAGTGCAGAAAGTATAGAAAAAGCTATCCTTGACAAAATAGGACAAAATGGGGTATTATTTAAAGACAGCAATAGGATGTTTTCAACATCTAAATGCTGGATAACCTATGAGGAGATCGTAGATGGATCACGTTCAGGAACTCTACAACAAGAAAAGGTTGTTGGAGCTTGAATGGGAGCAAGAGCATATTAGAGAAGGTAGATATTCTCTAAATATGATTAAGATTGACGAAGAGATTCGCAAAACTATTAATCATATAAAATTTGCTGAAAATAAAATCGCATTTCAGCAAATTAAGGTTGAAAATGCTGCTCCTGAGTTTTCTGTAGCTAGCTAGAAAGCTACAATATATCCGAAAAAACGCATTTTCGATGTAGGTACTTCTTGCGCTTTTTAATAAATTCAGTTATATTTCAATTACTATACATTAACATCTGATGTAGACGCGTATAGTCGACATGCCTAATGACTACATTGGAATTTTTAGGAGGATAAAAACATGGCAAATAGAAGTACATTTCAAGGATATGTAAGAACTTACGGCGGACAAGATAAAAGTTCTGGTGTTGCACCAGGAGTTTTAGTTGCATCTGAAGTTATTACTTTCTTAGCATCAACAACAACTGCTACTGCAGTATCAATCGGAGCAACAGTAAATGCTAATGCTCCATTTGTGTTACCACAAGGAGCTATACCACTTAACTTTGCGGTATTGTCTACTTCAGCTGGTGGAGCTACAACAACTATTAATTTAGGATCTGCAGCTAACTCAACTGGATTTGCACAAAATTTAGTTTCTGGAGCAAAAGGTGTTAACGCACTTACTGGAACTTTAGTTGTTGCAGCAGGTGTTAGTGCTAATACTACAGTTGTAGCAAGTGTTGGATCTACAGCAGGTACAGGAAACGTTTCAGGTGTATTCACATATACATTTGCTGACGGTACTGGACAACCTGGTGAAGTATCAGGCACAAACGGTCTGTAATTAAAAATTCTTTTCTAGGAACTCTCCGGGGTTCCTAGAAAATACAAATAGAGGTTTAAATGCCAAATTATAAAGGTGACGTCAAACCGGTAACATTAACAGCTAATGGTGTTTTTTTTACTGGTAGAACTCGTTTAAGAGGAATCATGGCTCAACCAACAACTCCTGGATCAACAGGAACTGCATCTATTAATACAGTTATTTCTGGAGCAACAACTTCAGGATCTAGTACGAGTGGATATTATATTCCAGTTATTGTTGGAGCTAGTGGAACTGAAACTATATATTTACCAGAGGATGGTGTGCTATACGAAGATGGTATTGGTGCAACTTCAATGTCTGGAATGACTCTTACAGTATTTATAGATAAGTAGGGTTCAATGACAACATCCGGAACTACTTCATTCAATCTGGATATAGATGAGCTTTTTCAAGAAGCTTATGAACGTATAGGTATTGATGGAAGTAGAAGTGGATATCATTTAAGATCAGCAAGAAGATCTTTAAATCTATTATTATCAGAGTGGGATAATAGAGGGGTACATTTATGGAAAGTTAAACTTGCAACTATTCCATTAGTATTAGGACAAGCTCAATACGATTATACATCTGACCCTTCAAATTATCCAAATGATATTAATGATGTATTAGAAGCTTATGTTAGAAATAATACTGTAACTACAAATCCTGTAGATATATCGTTAACTAAAATTGATAGATCTGCATATGCAGCTTTACCAAATAAATTATCACAAGGAACTCCATCTCAATACTATGTTCAAAGAACATATAGTCCTAGTATATTTTTATATTTAACTCCTGGATCAAATTATTCAAATGCCGCTAATCCAAGTGATTATCAATTAAGATTTTATTATTTAGCTAGAATTGAAGATGCAGGTGCTTATACAAATACACCGGATGTTGTATTTAGATTTTTACCATCATTAACTTCTGGTATGGCTTATTATTTAAGTATTAAACATGCACCACAAAGAACTCAAGAATTAAGATTATTTTACGAAGATGATTTACAAAGAGCTTTAACTGAAGATGGACAAAGAACATCTTTATTTATTTCACCTAAAACTTATTTTGGAGATGGACTATAATGACTACGTATTCAACCGGTAAACGATCTTGGGCCGTATCTGATAGATCAGGACAAAGATTTAGATATATTGATATGGTTACAGAATGGAATGGTTCATTCGTACACGTATCTGAATATGAACCAAAACATCCTCAGTTAGAACCTAAAGTTCCTGGAAACGATCCACAAGGTTTACAAAATGCAAGACCCGATAGAGTTGAACCAGCAGTTATAGTTCAACTAGGATTTAATCCTTTGTATTCAGCAACTGGCAGCTCGACTCTCGTTGTAAATGACCCAGGACATGGAACTAAATTAGGAAGTACTGTTATTCTTACAAATGTATTATCTGGAAATGGATTTACAATTCCAGCTTTAACTACAACAAAAGGTTTTACAGTTACATCTGTGGATACAAATAATTATAGTTTTAATATGCCAAGCACTGCAAGTGCTACTGGTTTTTTTGGTGGTGGAAATGTATCTATTGGACCAGCTGCAGTTGCTTTACCGGAAAATCCTTTTGTAATTTCTATTGGAAGTTCTACCATTAGAGTGAATCAACCTAATCATGGGCGAGCAACGGGCGACACGGTTGTGTTTTCTAATGTAAATGCTTTAAATAATTTTAATTCAAGTTCTGGATTTACAACTGCAGTACTTGCAACAACAACAGGATACAGTATTACCGTTATCAATGCTAATAATTATAGCTTTAATGCATATTCAGGAACTGCTACAATAAATAGTATAATTGGAGGAGGATCTGTAACAGCGCAGACTATATAATATGAATTACGGAGAACTAAGAGATCAAATAAGAAATTATTCAGAACTATCTGATAATATGTTATCAGATTCTACTGTTGCTATTATTGTACAAAATACTGAAAATAGAATTTACAGAGAAATTAATATTGATGCTTATAAATTATATGCATCTGCTATTACTTTAACTGGAACTTCAACCATATCTGTTCCATCTGGACTTAGAAATATTAGATATGTTGAAATGATAGATTCAAATGGAACTGTTTCTAATTTATTAGAAAAAGATAGCTCATTTTTAGCTGAATATAGCCCAACACCTAATTCTAGTACTTATTGGGCAGAACCTAAATATTATGCTACTTGGAATGATACTACTTGGTTTGTAGCTCCTACTCCTGATAATAATTATACAATTAATATTGCATATTATAAACAACCTGCTACTATTACTTCTAGCACTACTAGTACAAGTTATATATCTACGTATGCGCAGGATTTACTTTTATATGGATCTTTGGTAGAAACATATAAATATATCAAAGGACCTGATAATATGATAGCAGTATATGAAAATTCATATCAACAGGCTAAACAGTCCTTTGGTGTTGAACAAATTGGTCGTAGAAGAAGAGACGAATATCTTGATGGTGAAGTTCGTATTCTTCCTCAAGGACAACAACAAGGTTAATAAGGAGTTAACATGGCAAATATAGTACCAGATAGTTTTAAACAAGAATTGTTTTTAGCAACACATAATTTTAATACAACAAGTGGTAACACTTTTAAATTAGCACTTTACACAACGGTAAGTGGCTTCTCTACAGGAACAACAAATTACATCACAACTAATGAAGCAAGCGGTACTGGATATTCTGCAGGTGGAACTACACTTGTTAATTCTACAGTGACAGTTGCTCAAAATATTTCTTTTGTAAGTTTTAATAATGCAACTTTTTCTACAGCAACATTAACAGCTTCTTGCTGTTTAATTTATAACAGCACACAATCTAATAAAGCTGTTGTTGTTTTAGATTTTGGTGGAAGCAAAACTTCAACTAACGGCGACTTTACTATTCAGTTCCCTACCGCTAATTCTACTAGCGCAGTTTTAAGGATCTCTTAGTAGATCCGCCATAAAAAATTATGGCTAACAATACTTGGGGATCATCTTATTGGGGTGCAGGATTCTGGGGACAACAATCCGTTGATGTAACTATTCCAGTTGGCCCAACAGGTTGGGGAAGAGGTGCTTTTGGTTCAGGAAGTTGGAATCAAGATTATCCTGGCGCACAAGTTTCTACACAAACAGGAACTTTAGTTGTAAATGCAAATGTCAATGTAGTTTTATCATCAGTAGAACTTGGAATATCAGCAGGTAATGTTCAAGTTATTGGAAAAACAAATGTTGATGTTACAGGTAATCAACTTACACTTACAATTAATAATGCAACAATAATTGCTAAAGCAAATATAAATGCATCTACTAATTTATTAGAATTTTTAGTTCAAAACCCAAGTGTAAAAGCTAATTCATTTACAGAAGCCGTTGTTGGAAATGAATTAACTTCAACTACTGGAACTGTTAATTTTAAAATAGATCAAATAATTTCAACAACTGGTAACAGTGTACAAATTGCAACAGGAACAGTTACTCTTGCTTTACCAACAGTAATTAATGTTACAGGAAGTAGTGTTGTAACAACTGCAAATGCTCCTACAATTATTGGTAAAAGTAATATTGCTGTATCTGGATCTGAATTATCCATTTTAACAAATAGCCCAGAAGTAAATGCTGGTGTTTATGTTACAACAACAGGTTCAAGTGTAACTATTTCAACAGGAACTGTTACTGCAACAGCAGGTACTTTTGTTGAAATAAGCGGAAATGAAGTAAATATAGGAGTTGGTACTTTAACAATAAGTACTCAAAATAGATTAAATGTATCAGGAAATTTATTGACTTTATTGACAGGAAATCCTAAAGTGTTTGCTTGGGAGCCTATAACTCCACCAACAGGTCAATCTTGGTCTGCAATAAATATTAGTACAGGACAAACTTGGAGCACTATAAATGCAACAACTAGTCAAACATGGGTTAATTTACCATGATGACAAAACCTTAAAAAAATGGTAAGGAGAATTTAATATGGCAAGTACGTTTAGTAATTTAGGTCTTAACCTTCAGGCAACTGGTGAAAACTCTGGAACATGGGGTGCTATCACTAACGTTAACTTACAAGATATTGATTGTGCGATTAGTGGTGTTTATACAATCACTGTAACTGGAAACACAACTTTAGCATTTACAACAAATTCATCTTCTACAACTTACACAAATGAAGCTGGTAGAAATAAAGTTATTATTTTAAATGGTTCATTATCTGCAACAACCATTACAATCACAGTTCCAAATATTGACAAAGATTATATCATCGTAAACAATTCAGGTGGAACAGCTACAATTTCATCTGGTGGTTCTACAACTGTTTCTGTTCAAACAGGAACTAAAACATATTTATATGTAGATGCTGATACAACTTCTGTATCAACTGCTTTTACAGATGCAGTAAATAGCCCAGGTGGAACTTCTACTAACGTTCAATATAATTTATCTGGAGCTTTTGCTGGATCAACTAATTTTACATTTGATGGTACAACTGTATCTGCTGTAAACGTTTCTGCATCAGGAACAGTTTATGCTGCTAATCATGTTGGAACAACAGTTACAGTTTCAGGAAATATTACAGGTTCAACAGTATTTGCTTCTAACTTAACTGTATCAGGAACAGCAACTGCTACAAATTTTGTAGGAACTAATGTAACCGTATCTGGAACTATAACAGGATCTACAGTATCAGCTACAAATTTAGTTTATACAAATGGTACTGGAACAACTTTAAATATTACAAATCCTAATGTAATAGCTAATGGTACTTTAAAACTTTACAATACAGCTAATACTCAATTTACTGGAATAAAAGTAGCAGCAGGAGCTGCAACTTCAGCTACCTTTACTTTACCATCAGCGGATGGTACAAACGGACAAGCTTTAATTACCAACGGTTCTGGTACTTTGAGCTTTGGTAATGCTGGAATTACAGCTGGAAAATCTATTGCATTAACTCTAGTTTTCGGATAATAATCAACAAGGAGATAAAATATGGCAAATCCAAATATAGTATCAGTAAACTCGATCTACGGTAATACAACCGTATTTGCTCTTACTACCACTCTTACAAACGTATTACTTGCTAACGGAACTTCATCAGGAAAAGTTTACAAAGTAGAATCTATTATGGTTGCAAACGTGACATCCGCAGCTACAAACGTTACAATACAAATTCACACTGCAGCAAATGGAACAGCAGGAACTTCATATGCATTTGCAAATGTTATTTCAATTCCAACAAGCGCAACATTATCTGTTATTGACAAAAATAATACTTTCTACCTAATGGAGAATCAATCTATCATTGGTGGAGCTAGTGCTAACTCTTCTTTACAAGTAGTTATTAGTTACGAAGA